CAACCGTGCACGCGTGGAGGGCTAGCCCCCCTTCGCAGTTAAGATACTTACCAGACGTTTGATTAATCTCAATTATATAAAAAGCTACTAATAACTTCTTACAAATTGTGACTAACAAGGCACACTTCAATAATAAATTTAAATCGAACCCAGATTGGATAAATCTGAGAGAGATAAAAGTTTATATGAAGTATGTCATCTGGTTATCGCAAGTAGAAGATTATGCCTCAGACTTTCGGCTGCTGGGTACTAGAATTGAGTCAATGGTTAAAACCAATGGCTTCGATTTCACCTTTCATTATTTGAAAGAGTGTCATCGAGTTACAGTTCAGTACATAGCAGGTACACCTAACCTGCTTTCCTTAGGGAAAGTTCGGGTTAAGTTAAACCATCATGGGTTGCCTGTTATAATTCCATCTAATTTGCGTTTACTTTTAAGTAATACAAAAGAGAATGTAATTTTAACACAAGCAATACTTACAGCTGTTTCAATCTTTAGAACTTTCAGTACTATCGTTAAACCCGATCTGGCTACTATTACTAGTGCCTTTTCCGGTATATCGAAAACTCTAGAAATAGAGAGTACTGTCTTAAAGTTCCTTGGACCGAATCACCGTATTAGTTTCGGTACGATCAGTGGATTTATTTCTGAATCTGCTGGTCCTATCTGTAAACGTGCAACACTTGGTTGTGGAATAGATGCAACTGCATTACTCCTACACCCTAAGGTAGCATATTCGATTCTGCGATTGTTGATAAACCGTAAGGCTTATCTTTATATCTTGTCCCTTTTAGGGATTTGGATAACAACCGGACCGATATACCTACTATCTGTGTTGTGTGGTGTACAAAAGGCGCTACCTATTGGTAGACTGTCTATTATCACCGACCAGGCTGGTAAAGCCCGTGTCGTTGCTATTGTGAATTGGTGGATCCAACTTTCTCTTTTAGGTCTTCACAAATCTATATTTAGATTTCTGGAGACTATTGAGGAAGATGGTACTTTTAATCAGGCTAAACCCTTAGATAAACTAAGAGCTAACCGATTAGAAGGCCACTATTTCTATAGCTTTGATCTTAGCGCAGCTACTGATAGATTGCCAATAGACTTACAAATTAGCATCCTTAATTCCATTGGAATTAAAGGTGAACTTTGGAGAAATATTCTTGACATACCTTATTCTTATAAGGGTGAAGATGTTAGGTACGCTGTTGGGCAACCAATGGGTGCTTATTCGTCCTGGGCAATGCTTGCACTTAC